ACATAATTTGCTATAATTAAAGTATCAATTAAGAGAGGTGATATTATGGATAATAAAAAATTTATAGATATTTGTATTAAATCTATACATTTTTATTTATTAGAACGTAAAGGATTGACAGTTTTTGAAAAAGACATCTATGTTGTATGGTCTTGTAAAACATTACAAAATAACAAGGCATTATTAAGTACAAATTTACAAGATGGTTTATATTATGAAATAACATACAACGGTGATAAAAAAGAGGTTTATTTAGATGTATATAAAAAGCAATATAATGAGTGTATAAGATTACACGAAGAGATATAATTCAAGAGGCTTTATGCCTCTTTTTTATTGTCATTCTAGTTAACAAATTGTTTACAACTAAATCAATAAAAACCTTGAAATCATAGGTATAAAATGCTAGAATTATGTTAAGGGGAAATTATACCAAAATAAAAGAGAGGTGCCAAATTTGAAAGAATATATTGTAAAACTTTCACTAGATGAATTAAGCACTATTGATTTATGCTTAGATACTAGAATGGTACAAGCTAAGAGCATTGATGAGCTTGAAAAACTTTATGATCTAGCTAACAAGATAAGGGGTGTGGTGGATAGTGAGGGGTAAACATAACATGGGATTAAAAACTTTTCACGCTGTAGTAGTTGAACCTTTTTATTATGAATTAAATTCTAAAAATTATAATATTGGTGATGATATATTTGTAATTGATATTCTAGGTGATAAGTATTTTTTAGAGAGTGATGTTATAGACATCATACCACGTAAAAATGTTAGGAAGGTGAGAAAACATGGCAAGAAAAAGATTAACATTAAAAAGTAAGAAAAAGCAAATTGAGAAAAAGAACTTTGAAAAACAATTTAACAAAGCTGTAAAAAACGGTGCTTATATCTATTTAATGGACAAGGATATTCAAAAGAAAGCTATTAAATTATTAGGTTATGACAAATCTACACTTAACATAATAGTTGATATGGCAAGAGATACAGACTATAAAAGAAATGTTGACAGGTTTGTTAAGAACGAACAGAAAAGAAAAGAAAAAGAAGAAAAAAGAAAAGAGAGGGAGAAAACAAAAGAACGCAAAAAGATAGTCGAAAATTTAAACAAATTAGACTTAACACATGAAAGTAAACAAAAGATTATAAGTGACACACATTTAGGGTTATTAAAGTTTGTTGGGAAAGAAGATGCAGAGGAAAACATCAGAAAGGAATTAGTTAATAAGGTTACTGATTTATTTTTTGGTAATGGTAGTGGTAAGGGAATATTAAAAGGAGCATTCCAAAGGAACTTACCAAAGGACAAAATAGACAACTTTGTAAATGAAGTTAATAAATTTATTATGTCATCAAATGATGCTGTATCAAAAGTATCTGATTTTTATGAAAATATAGATAAATACTTTGAGTTTATTTATGAGGAAAATATGGTTGAAAAAGGTTATTTCACTCATGGGGTGCATGATGTTGAAATGGGTTATATATTAGAGGACTTATTAGCGACATTTAAAACGGGATTGAAACAATAAAAATATAAGGAAGTGGAATTAATGAATAAACATTTAACATATGTCAACGAACATAGTTTAGAAGTAACTGAATATAGTAAAATAGATAGTAAAGATTTAATATTTGACATTGAAACTTGTTACGTTGATGAAAAAATGTTAAATAAAGATTATCCACAAAAAGACAAGAAGAGAAAAGTTTGGGCGTTTGGATTAGGTGCTACAAATACAAATGATGTAATATTTGGTTGTGATTTAGACGAAGCTTTTTATACCTTTCAAATGATAGGATTTGAACAAGCTAAAAAAGAAAATATAAAGAAGAATAAAAATAAGAGAGTAATAACTTTAAGTGTTGCTGTCCATAATGTAGCTTATGAAATTAGTTATATGCAATACTGGTTAACTGACAATGGTTTCACTTATGTTAATCCCAGTTTACAAACTAACGAATTAGGTATTAGTAGAACTATTGAGAATTTTAAACCAATGACTTTTTCTATAGTACAAACTGATAATGTTTATTATGGTTTAGAAGTTAATTTACCTAATACTTTAGAACTTTCAGACAAAGACGGTCATGTTAATACTTTTAGTGTAAAGGTAAAGTTTTGGGATACTTTAAAAATAGTACCTTGTTCACTTGATAAAGCTTATAAATTTTGCAATAATTTAGATGAAATGTTTTATAAATTGAAAGAAGAGTTTAATTATGATAAGATAAGAGAAGATAATCATATTTTATCAGATATTGAAAGGAGATATCTTTATAATGATATCAGAATACTAAAAGAAGTTATAAATGATTATTTTTACAACTCACTTTTAAAATTTGAATATGAAGGAGAAGAGATTTACATAAGTTCAAATTGTAAAACAAGTTCTTCAATATCATTTAAATCAGCTTTAGAGATAACATATTTTGAAGATAGAAACAAGAAAAAAGCTTTTATAAATCAATTTGAGATTGAAGAAAGACAGATGCTTTTAAGCAAAATGGCTAGGGAAATGGAGAACAAAAGTTATGAAGGTGGGTGGACATGGTACAACCCTAAAATAGTTAATAAAGTTGTAAAATGTAATGGATCAAGCTTTGATATAAATTCAAGCTATCCATTTCAAGTTGAAAGTGCTTTATTACCTTATGGTATGCCAACTGAATACAAAGGATATGTTAAACCAGTTGAGGGTGAAGAAGTAGCAATTTATAATATAGGTTTTGATTATTTTAAACCTAAGTGTAAAGATTATGAATTACAAATGATTAGATTAGGAGCAAAGAACTTTTCTGATACTGATTTACCTTTACTTTATAGAGATAAATTGAATATGGTTCTTATGAATGGTAATTCTTTTATTCATACTAATATAATAGATGGTAAAGTTATTGAAATTTATCGTAATGGTTGTGAAAATTTATGCAATTATAATATGAGTATTACAAGTGTAGAACTTGAACATTTAACAAAATATTATGATTTTGGTTATTATGAAAATGTTGAGGTTGATGGTTTTTTATTTAAAGAAAAAGATAAGATTAAATTTAATGGTTTAAAGTTTGGTACTAGCTTAGTATATAAAGCTGAAAAAGGTATTTTTTCAAACTTTGTAAACCACTTTTATAATTTAAAATCAGAGATAAAACATAGAATAGATAAGGGTGAAAAATTAGACGCTCAATATTCAGCGATAAAAACTATCCTCAATTCTTTTTATGGCAAGTTTGGGACAAGAACTACACGTACTATAGACTATTTAGTAAAAAAAGATAAAATATTTACATTCGATAGAGGTGGTAAAGAGAAAAATTTAGAAAGGGTTAAAAAGTTAAAAAATGAAAAAAGAAGAAATCAAATTTTAGCAAGTGGGCAATATATTGAAACTTATGAAAGTGAACCCTTTTATAAACCCTTTGCTAGTTTTGTTACAGCATATGCTAGAGCATACCTTCAATCAATGATAATAGAAGGTTGCGGAGTTGAGAACTTTTTATACAGCGATACTGACAGCTTTTATTGTTCCATACCTAAAGAAAAAGTAATTGAAGGTTTAAAGAAAATGGGCGTTGAAGTTCACCCTAACAATTTAGGAGCTATGGATAATGAGAAAAACTTTAAAGAGTTTAAAACCATAGGGGCTAAAAAGTATATGCTTAGAACTAATGACGGTAAAATATCTTGTAAATGTGCTGGTGTACCAAAAGATGCACAAAAGATACTTTGTGATGAAGGATTTGAAGAGTTTAAATTAGGTAAAGAAGTAAAGGGTAAATTAGCACAAATAAAATGTGATGGTGGTCTTGATTTAGTAGAAGTTCAATATATAATAAAAGATTTAAGTTTAAGGAGATAATATGAGTAAGTTTTTTGAAATAAAAGAGTTTATAGAAGAATATCCAAACCATTTAATACATTGTGTTATAGGGGCAAGGGGTGTTGGAAAATCATACTCAACGAAAAGATTAATAATAGAAGAGTTTTTAGAATATGGTAAACAAGCGTTGATATTAAGGAGATACAAAAATCAAGCTGAAAGTATGGCAACAACATACTTTACAGATGTATTGCAAAAGGAATTTCCAACTGTTGAATATGAGTTAAAGGGTGATATGGGATTTATAAATGGTGAACCATTTTGTCTATTTACAGGGTTAAATGGTAATAGCTTAGCTAAGGGTTCATCATTTCCTAATGTTTATTATATTGTTTATGAAGAAGTTATGCCCGAGCCTGGGGAGAAAATTATAAAAGATGAATATAAGAAATTAGAATCTATAATTGTAACAGTCGATAGATTTGAGGATAGAATAGAAGTAATATGCGTTGGAAATAATACAAGTTATTACAACCCCATTTTTGATACTTTAAAGTTATATCCCTCAACTAAACCTAATAGAGTTGTCAAAAATGAACTTATGGCAATTAAAACACTTGAAACACCCAAAGAGTTTAAAGAGTACGCCTTAAATTCTAAGGTTGGTAAGTTAACTGTAATGAGTGGTTCATCACGTTATAATATAGATAATGAAAATATTAGTAATGATAGATTTAACGTTTGTAGTAAAAAAGAATTATGGGACACCGATAAGTTAGAACCAGTTTTTAAGGTTCGTGTTGATGTGGACAAGGTAATTAAAATATGGAAATGTCAAAGTGATACAATGTTTTATTACTGGGTTGATAATCATAATAAAGGTAAATGTGACGAATACTTTTTAGATTTAGATTACCAAACAGACGAAAATAAGCATATATCTTTATGTAATAAAGGGCTTATAAATAGAATCAATTTTAATAATAAGGTTGGTGCTGTTTTCTTTAATAATGCTGAAACAAAATTTTACTTTAATCAAATTGGATTATTTTTTAAAAAATAATGCAAAAAAAGTGTTGACATAATATATAAATGTAATGTATAATTAACTCATACGGAAAAACAAACCAAAACAATAAAAATATTTAAAATTAAAGGAGAGATTTTAACATGAAAAAATTATCAATTTTCAATTTAGGGAACAACGTTTCAAGTGGGGTATATTTTAGATTAAAGGATAACAGAGAGAAAGCTGTTATAACTTTCTTAATCAATAACATTGATGAGGTTGAACTAGATTTAGTTCACCCAGTAAAGTTAGCAGATGGTAGAGAAGTAAATGTTAAGTGTGTGGCTGAATTAGACAATGACTTGAAAGTAATTAAAGATACTTGCCCTTTATGTGGTGAAGGTTTCAAGATGTCAGAAAAGGTAGCTGTTAATGTTTATAACCATACTACTAAGAGTGTACAAATTTGGCAACTAGGTAAGACTTTAATAGAAAAATTAATTTTCTTAGCTGAAAAAAGACCTGATCTTATTAACCACACTTATGAGGTAACAAGATTAGGAGCTAAGGGTGACACTAATACATCATATGAATTTGAGTATTTAGGTGCATCAGATAAGAAAGTATTTGAAGGTTTAGATTTAATCAAGAAAAACGAAACAGTATATTATGAAGTATCAAATAAAGACTTAGAAAACTTCTTAATTACTGGTGATGAAAAAATATTTGAAAGAAATAAATAATTTAAAGGTGGGTTAATTCCCACCTACTAAAATTAATATAGAGGTGAATAAAAATGGAAGAAAATAGAGAGTTAACAGAATTAGAAATCAGAAAGGAATTAGCTTTAGAAAAAGTTAATGAAAAGAGATTACAACTTAATAGAGTAGTTTCTTTTATAAATCAAGAAGAAAAAGAGTTTCCAAAATCTAAAGAACATGATGCTGTAATGTTTGATACGCTTTTAACTTCTTTAGGAATAGAATTTAAAGTAACAGAAACTAAAAAGAGAATAATATTTCAATTAGCATAAAGTAAAGTATACCCCCTTACTTAGCTATATAACGTAAATGATTAGGAAGTCACACGGTAGAACGTGCCTAACATTTTTCCACCTATGACCGTGGGCGTTGTATAGTGAAGTAAGGGGGTATAATATTTTGTAAGGAGGTTTTAAAATGAGTAAAGAAATGACTCTTGATGATGCCCTTTTAAGAATTGTTGAATTAGAGGAAACTGTAGAAAATCAGAATAATGTAATCAGCACATTAAATTCTGAAAAGGAAACTAATTCAAAAGAAATTGAGAAACTTCAAAAAAGTAACATGGAATTATTCCTTAAAGTTACTAGCAAACCAAAGGAAGTAAATAATACTGAAATTAAAGAAAATAATGAGTCAAAAATGGACAAGTTATTGAGAGAATGGGAGTGATAAAATGGGAGTTCAAGCAAATAAAGAAATTATGGAGGCTTTTTTAGAGGGAGCAACATCAGAAACTAAAAAAGTTTTAGAAGGTGTTAACTTAGCTGATGGTAGAGCAGTATCAGAACATTTGTTCAACTATCAAGTTGTAAAAAATGAGTTTATAAATACTTTAATAAATAAAATATTTATGACTCAAATACACTCTAAGGTGTGGAAAAATCCATTAAAAATATTCCACGGTGGTATGGAAGAATACGGTTATACTATAGAAGACATGTATGTAGAAGCATCACAAAAAGTAGGTTTTAATCAACATTTTAACGGTGGTGATGATGTAAAGGATATAGTTGGTTCTTTAGTTCCTAAAGTTTACACGAATTACCTTTCAAGAAATTTTGCAGACAAATACAAAATAACTATTTCAGATGTTCAATTAAAAACAGCTTTCAGAAATGAGTATGGTTTAGCAAATTTAGTTAATAAATTATTAGAGGCAAATTTAAGGGGTGCTTATCGTGATGAATATAAATATATGAAAAATATGTTTTTCAAATATTGTAGTGGATTAAGCAATCAAGACGTTGGGTTAAGTGATTCAGCTACACAGACACAATATATTCAAGACTCACAAGTTATTAAATTAAATGATGATGCTAGTCTTGTAAAAAATCTTTGTAAATCATTAAAAGCTATGAATGACAGGCTACAATTTGAAAGTGATAAATATAATAGTGCTAAAGTAATGCAATTTTCATCTTTAAATGATTGTGTATTTATAACAACACCGGAAATGAAAGCTGAAATAGATGTTGATTATCTAGCAGATGTATTTAACCTTTCAAAATCAGAGGTACAGCAAAGAATTATATTAATGGACGAACTACCAACACAAATAAAAAGTGGGGATAGCGGAAGTAATACACATGAGGGTGAAACTTGTATTGGTATGCTAGTTGACAAAGACCTTCTAAGATTTAAGGATTTTGTATTTGAAACAAGATATTTTAATAATCCAAACAACTTATCTACAAACTACTTCTTACACAAACAAGGGTTATGTGGTATAGTACCATTTTTAAATGCTATAATATACACTAAATCAGCATCATAATGAGGTGATTTAAATGAAAAAGTTAACTAATAAAGAAATTTATGATAAATTAATTTCAACCATGCCCAAGGATTTGGGCAACTCTTTTCCTTCTTATGAAGAGGCACTAAGGTTGAATTTAATTAATATTGATATGAATAGTTTTATCGAAACTATATGCAATAAAATAGGAAAAATGTTATATATAGAACAACATTTTTCAAACCCTTTCAATGAGCTTTTTTATGGTGAAATGCCATTCGGTTATTCAATAGAAGAATTATTTTTGGAGGACTCGACTGTTCAATCTTTACTAGATGGTGATGAAAAAGAAGTTTTTAACTCTTCTTTACCAAGATTAAACGGTTTAGTTGCAAATAGTAGATTTGACAAAAAAGTTAAAATGAGTCTTAGTGTTGAAAGATTAAAGTCAGCATTTTTAAAAGAGTTTGGTCTATATGATTTAATATCTAAAATGTTATCTAATTTAAAAACTTCTATGAGTAAAGATAAATACAAAGAAATAGAAAAAGCTTTAAAGGAATTTACCAAGGGATTAGATTCTAACGGAGAAAACCTTAATTTTAAACAAGCTCCATATAAAGAAGTTGCAAGTTCTAACTTAATTGAGAGTATTGTTAAAATTGTAGAAGAGTTCACACTACCAAGTATAAAATACAATCCTAGTAAGTTTGATACTCAATGTTTAAAAAGTGACATAATAATATTTGTGAAACCCGAAATTTATGCAAAGTTAGTAAGTACAGATAGCATACTTTTAAGAGGTGAATATAATATTAAGTCAATCAGTAATTTACCAACTGATATTACTAATTTATCAACGAATGATACAATTAATCCAGTAGCGTTAATTATGGATAAAAGATTAATGCCTATAATGTTAAACTACAATGGTTTAGATAGAATTGACGACCCTAATAGTTTAACAACAAATTATTATTACTATGAAAACTATAGTCTACCAGTAAATACTTTTTCAAATTTTGCAATTCTAACAAGTGAATAAAAACGTATATTTTTATTCATTACCTTATGTTGATCCATCATATCAGAACCTTTTTAACTTTAAAAGTATAGGTATTCAAAATGATTACTTTTCTTCTAAAGTGGTGTGGGTGGGTCAATATAACATAAAGATAGAGCCTTCCCGTGTAAGCTTAGTGGTAGACAAGCCTTATGGGTGGTTTATGGAGAATAATATCAATTATATTTCAGCTTATGACACTAACATGAAAAATATTTATTATTTCATAGACGACTTTGTTTATAAAACAGAAAACTCAACATTATTAGTAATATCGGTTGATGTATTCCAAACTTATCAATTTGACTTTGAAATTTTAGAAAGTTTTGTTGATAGATGTCACGTTAATAGATGGGACGGAGATACCCCAACGAATGAATATGAAACAGAGGATATTTCATATGGTGAAAATATCATGCTAGAATATGAAAAAATAGCTGATATGGGGCGTGGTGTCGTTGTCACTTCTACAGTACCTTTAGGGAAAGTCGAAACAAACGTTGGTGGTGGTTCTGACGGAACTGGTTCAGCAAGTGGTGATATAGCAAATGGTATTATATCAGCAAATGGACTTTTATTTGTAAAACAAGAAGAGGGTTTTGCAGAATATGGAGCATATTTTAATGGTGAATCTTTTAAAACTGGTGGCTATGGTGTAACAGAAAATTACCAAACTAAATATTATAGTCAACTAGAACCATTTCCAGTATCAGAGGAAAAAGCTAGTCAAGTTACTTATGATTTATTAAATAATGAGTTTGGAATACCAGTTAAAAATGCTATGTTAAAAGCTAATATAAATTTAAGTGATATTCCTATATATCAATTTGATGTTTGGGTATCTATAGCATTTAACTATGGAATGGGTGGTTTAAGTGAATTAAATGCGTGGAAAATGTTTTTAGCTAATCCAAAAGATACGGAAAATATTGCAACAGCAATAAAAAATTTAAAAGCAAATCCAAACAGAAGGCAGAGAGAGGGAGCATTATTTGAAAGTGGTGTTTATCCACAAAGACAAATTTTAAAGTATGGTCAAAATGGTCAAATAGTTGGTTATACAGATGGTAATGGTTGGTTGCCTAGTGGTAAAAAAGATGGTAAATATGTTGATAATGATGCGGGTACAAATTGGTTAATTCCAACAACTGGACAAATAAGCGCATATTACCCAACTTATCCAAGTGGAAACCCACACAATGGTGTTGATATTGCAACCCCAACTGGTACGCCAGTATATGCAAGTAAAGACGGAACTGTCATTAAAAGAAGAGAATTAACTACTAGCTATGGGAAATTTTTAATTATACAGCATGGTGACTCACAAGTTGTTTACGCTCATAATTCAGAGTTAAAAGTAAATGAAGGTGACACAGTAAAACAAGGACAATTAATTGCACTAAGTGGAAATACTGGAAACTCAAGTGGTGACCATTTACATTGGGAGATTAGAAACGAAAAGGGAACAGTTGTTGCAAATGATGTTAAAACTGTTAACCCTATGCCAAACTATAAGGTAGGTGACAAGGTATGACAATAACTAATAAAGATTATGATACATGGGAATCAAAAATGTATGGATTGCCATATGCTGTATATAGCTATTATATTGACTCTACCGTGGCGGGAGAAAACACGGCGGTTATAGGTGCAAGTGGTGATAATGTTTTTAGTGTTGTTTACACCCCTTTTCTAGATATTGCTGATTTAGAACTAGAAGAAATTCCATATGACAATAAAAGATTTGGTAATATTTCAGAAATTAGACCCGAAATAAAAGCAAATCCGCACGTTTTCAGAATCAAAAAATTATTAAAAGGTTCTAAATTTGTAGGTGAGTTTGAAACTTACAAAGTAAAAAAGAGTGTGGGTGGTAAAAGAAACTGGAGAAATGAAAGTAAATTATATAATTATCCATACACCTATTTAATGCTATCTGATGGTATAAATGACCCTATGATTTTAAAGCCTCAATTTTGTTCAATTCCTAGTTGTTCGGTTGGTATAAAATTATCTGTTTCAGACCGTTGTTCGTATGGTATATTTGTACAAACCTATAAAGGTGATACAGACGGAATGACGGAGGCTTTAGTATCAAATGATGCACTTGAATTACCATGTACCAGTTCAGCATATGCTAATTGGGTCGCGACTTCAAAAAATCAGACAGCACAATCAATTCAAAATACTGTAAATCAAACAATTTTAAATGATAAAATAGCGAAAAATAACATGAATTTAGGTATAGCAAATAGTGTAGTAGGGGGTGTTGCTAGTGTGTTTACTGGTAATGTTGGGGGTGTAATTGATAGTGTCTTTGGTGGTGTTGGTTCATATATGGATAAAAAACACACGAATATGCAGAGTCAATTAACTAGAGAATCGGCTATAAGTTCAGCTTTAGCTACTGCAAATGATATGAGGTCAACACCTAATACTTTACTTAGTCAAGGTTCAAATATAATTTATGGTTTGCGTAATGGTGGGCAAGAGTTAAGACTTTATCGCTATGGTTTAACAGAAAGATATTATGAAAAAATAGGTGATTATTTTGCTCAGTTTGGTTACAAGCAAAATAAAATGATGAAAATTAATATTAATTCAAGGTATTATTATAACTATATAAAAACTATAGGAATTAATATAAAAACTAATAAAATTCCTAATAATTACTTAAATATCCTTAAAGGTATTTTTGACAATGGTACTACAATATGGCATATTGATAATGAAGGAGTTGAAATTGGTAATTATTCTATGGATAACAGGGAGGTATAATAAATGAAAATAGGTATTAGAGATGGTCATAGCCCAAATTGTAAGGGGGCTATTGGTTTACGTGATGAACAATCATGTATGAGAGTTTTATGTAAAGAGGTTATAGAAATATTAGAAAAACATGGTCATGAAGTAGTTTATTGTGGTAGTGATGCAAGTACCCAAAATAGTGAACTTTCGGAAGGTGTGAGAAAAGCTAATAATTCAAATGTTGATATATTTATTTCACTACACATGAATAGCTTTAACGGACAAGCTCAAGGAACAGAGTCACTTATTGCAGTTGGAGCAAGAAATTCTATAAAAGAGATTGCATCAAGATTATGTAAAAACTTTGCTAGTTTAGGTTTAGTAAATAGAGGTGTAAAAGAAGTTAATTTATATGAAATGAAAAACGTAAAAGCACCTAACATAATATTTGAAACTATGTTTTGTGATAATGAACATGACATAAATGAAGTGTGGTCACCTACACCATATGAAAAAATGGCTTTACTAATTGCAAATGCTATTGACCCAACTATTAAAGAAAATGAACTTTATAGAGTTGTTGTTCAATATTTTAACAGCAAAAAAGATGCTGAAAACTGTCAACAAGAAATTGCTAAAAGATGGTATTGTTTTGTGGAGGAGTGTAATTAATGCAAGAAATAATAAATATAATAAATAGCGTTGGGTTTCCCATAGTTGCGTGTATGATAATGTTTAATCAAAATAGTAAACTATCAAATGCAATTTCAGAGCTTAACATCACATTAACAAAGATACAATCGGATATTGACAGTTTAAAAAATAATCAAAAACAAGGGGAATAAATTTCCCCTTTTAAAAAGGTGGTGATTATATGGGAAAAAGAAAATCTATAATATCTCAAAACCCTAATATTTTACTTAATGAAAATACAATATGTGATAATCAAACAAGGTTATTTTTACATTATAAACTTATGGCTTGTAATAGGTTTAAGTGGGAGAACTTACCAACTGGTTTAGAAAGTAGACATATTGAGGATTTTCTATTTGAAAATGGACAATGTTTTTTCTTTAAAGATGATAAGTTAGGGTTAATGTGTTTACCGTGTCACGGTTTGAGTGATTTAAATATCTATGGTGATAATATCAAATTAAGCATAGTTTCAAGAAATGGCGAATATCAAAACATCTTAGAAGATGGTAAAGATGGTGTAAAAATAAGAGCGAATGACTTATGTTTACCAACATCTCATTTTATTTCACATTATGCCCAAAAAATGGACGATATAGAAACAGTAATAAAAAGGAATTTAAAGCAACAAATGAAACCTTTCTTTGTTACAGCTACAAATAATAATTTATTGTCAGTAAAAAATATTGTGAATGATGTTGACAATGGAAAAGAGGTTGTTATCTTAGATAAAGATTTAGGGGAACAGGGATTTGACGGTTTTAAAATGCTACAAACTGGTGTTATTTATTTAGTTGATAAATTAGAAGACGAAAGAAAATCAGTAGAAAGTGAACTACTTTCATTTTTAGGATTAGATAATGCTAATACAGAAAAAAGAGAGCGACTTCTAGTTGATGAAGTTAACGCTAATAATGAATACATTGAAACAAATTTAGACATGGAATATAAAACTAGGTTATTAGCTTGTAAAATGATAAATGAAAAATTCGGAACTAACATAAAAGTAACTAAGGTTGTTGATAGCTTTGGAGGTGATGAAGATGGCGAAGTACACACTAGAATTAAGGACATTAGAGAATAATTTATTTGACTTTGATTATCCTTACTATGAAGAAGAAGTTAAGTGTTATTTTGAAGAAAAATTTCTAAATCATTATTACTTTCATGAAATAGGATTTGAAACCATAGCAAGATTTAAACAACAACTAAGGGCATACCTTTTAAGAGTTATGCCATATTATCAGCAACTTTATGAAATAGAGTTAAGGTGTAAAGACATTGACTTTATGTTAAATAAAGATTTAAAAGAAACTTTTATTAGGGAACTAGAAGAGAATGAAATAAATAATTTATTAACTTCACAAAATGAAGTTGGTAACACTTCCACAAATATAAATAATAATGAAAGTAATAACTCAATTAATAACACTAAAGAGAGTGCAATAGGTGACGGAATAGCTAGTGTAAAATTAGAAGATGGTTATTTGACAAATTCAAGTCAATCAACAGATACTTATAATAGTAATAACAATACAGTAAGTAAAACAGATAATAAAAGTAATTTAAATATAAATAATACTGGTGATAAAAACAACAAACAAAAAGAAAAAACAGAATTAATTTCCCAGGGTAATATTGGGGTAACTTCATCAGCAGAACTAAAAGAAAAGTGGCAAAGTTGCTTAAATAACATAGACGAACAAATTATATTAGGCGCTAGAAGTTTATTTATGTATGTTTATTAGGTGGTGAAATAATGATAATAATTGATAGAAATAAAATAACTGTTAATCAGTTTGATTTGTGTATCTTAGATTTAAAACTATGTGAGTACAATCTAAAGGTAGGTGATAAAATAGAAATAAATATTGATGGCGAAATAACAGTACAAGATTATAATAATCTTGATATTCAATTTAATACAGATAATAAAGGTGTATTTGATTATTCAATAACTATTATTCAGCAGGGTTTTGCTAGAACTAAAGTTATTCAAAATAAAATTGAGGTGGTATAATGGCAAGATTAAACTATAAAGAAGTTTTAAAAGGTGATAAAGGTACAACGTTCACTCCTTATGTAACAGAAGAAGGATTGCTATATTGGAAAAATGACGGAGATTTAATTAATCCTACACCTGTAAATATACAAGGAAAACAGGGCGAACAGGGTGAAATAGGTAGATTAACAGAAGAACAGGAGCAAAAAATTGATAGAGTTATAAATGATTATAATGATGCCATATCAAATTTAACAAATGGTAATGAAACTGTCACTAATTCTGAAATAGTTCAAGCTAGAAAAGGAGAGGTAAATTTAAATAAAAGACTTGATAAAATTGACGAAACAATGTTGAAAAAGAAGGAGAAAATTTCAATATAATAAAATCTATTGAAAATATTAGTGTTGTAAATGGTTTAAATTACATTAATTTAGATGAACCAATTTATATTAACAAAGGTCAATATTTAGCTTTTTATGGTGATAATAAAGAGCTTGAAATATGCGGAGTTGCAAAAGAAACAGTACAGGGATGGGGGTTTACTTTAGAAAATAATAATCTTGTTGGTAAATGGGAATCACTTTCTGTTATCCAAATGTGTTATTATTTAAAGACAAATGTAACAAAAGCAACTGAAATACTCAATGACGCAAACTTTGTTAATATAAGTTATGTTGAAAAAGTAAAAGATAACATTGAAAATTTATTATATAATAAGGATATACCTTATAATATTAAAAATAGTTCTTTAAATACAGTAACTGGAGATGAAGTGGATAGTGATAAGAGGTTAATAATAATACCTAGTGAAAAAACAAAAGAATCTAATAAAACAATAATATTTGAAAAAAATAATGACTTAAAAATTATGATATTTGAATATAAAAAGGGTAAGTTTATCGGTTGTACTGATTGGTTAGAAAATATTAAAATAAACACATCAAATGAAATAAAAATATTATTATCATATAAGGATGATAGGATAATTGAGAATGAAATATCAAATATAAATGTTTTTTTCAAGTTAAAAATAAATGAAGAATGTTCTGTAAAAGATTTAGAAAACTATTATTTTAGAAGTGAAAAAATAGAAGATATTCCAATTGGGGATAATGCTGTTGGTTACGAAGATTTCATAAATAGTAAATGGGAAATTTTGAGGGAAAATCATAGTGAAATTATAAGTAGAAATGAGATAATAAAAGATACTTCAAATACATTTAATATATATGAATATATTATACAACCTAAAAATTATAATAAAACAGTATTTTTAACAGGTGGTGTACACGGTGACGAATACGAGGGTTTTTATGGATTATACTATTTTATAAAAAATATTATAGAAAATGGGTATAAATATAAACAACTTAGAGATATAGCTTTAAATACTCGTTTTATTGTAATACCAGTTCTAAATCCATATGGTGTTGAAAATAAGACTAGAGGAACAAGTAGGATTGACAATGCAAATAATAATTATGATGTTATGTTTAACGCAACAGAATATGAACATGATGGTGAATTTGGTTTTTCTGAAAATGAATCAAAGGCTGTTAAATTGATAGCAGATAAATACAATGGTGAGATAGATTTATACTTTGACTTTCACACAGATTTTTACGACCCACAGTTTGGAGATTATTTAATTGTTGATGAAACTTCATGCAATAGAAAATTATGTGAAAACTTGATTATAGATGAAATCAAATATTTAAAAGATAAATATAACTTTACAACAATACCAAAACCAAACTTAGTTAATTTAAATAGAAGATGTTCAAGTTTTAAATATATGGATATAATTAGAAAAGTACCTTCAGCTATTATAGAAGTTTCAACAGGTAGAATTTCCCCAATAGGTTCATCAGAAAGCATAACAAGATCTTTGAATTGGTATACAAATGTAATTATTGAACATATTAAAAATGATACTAAAAAGAATACAAAAAATAATGGTCTTGAAATTTCAATAATTGAAAATAGGTTAAAAGGATATTCGGAATCAGTTCATAAAAATATAAGTGATAACGGGTTAATGGTATGGTTAGATTATAAAGACTTTAATAATTCAGAATGGAAAAATAAAGCTGAAAGAGGTGAAGTTATATTAGAAAATGTTAACACAAAAGATAATGAGGGTGTTATAATAAATAATGGTTTAATAAAATTACCATCACATGAATACACAAAATATACTTTATTTTTACATGGTAAGATATTGTCAGATGGTAGGATTATATCATCCGAAAATGACAGTTTAAAATTATCCAGTTTAATGAGTAGTCAAAATACAAGATTTAATATATGTCAAGAGAATAAACTAATGTATTCATCACTACTTAAATATAATGAAGAGATAAAAATTTGTATACGTAGTGACGGAGAAAATAAAGAATTATTTGTAGATGGTGAACCATTTATAAAAGTTGCTGAAAAAAATGAAACACAACAAAATTTACTAATAGGTAATAATAAAGATAAAAATAAACCTATTAATATGAAAATTAAAAATATTTTAATTTATGATAGAGCCTTAGATGATAACGAAATAGGTTTTATGTTTGGAGGTATAAATGAATAATATAAATAAATTAAATCCTATTGACCTCAATTGTAGTATATTTACAGTTTATGATTACACAGGAATGTCTATGCAAGAAATTTTATGTCAATTCTTTAGTAAAATAAATGAATTGATTGACTCACAAAATCAAGTTATAGATTTGGCAAAATGGTTAGTTGGTCAAGGGTTGAAAAAAGAAGTAGCAAAACAACTAAATCAATGGTTAATTGATGGTACTTTATCAACAATAATAAATGAAACTGTATTTAGGGATTTAAATAATAAAATTAACTCTAATATAGAAAATATTAAAAATAATAAAAAAGAAATAGATAAACTAGTAACAGTTTGGAATAATCTTAAATGTTTTAATGTCGCTGATTTTGGGGCAATTGGAGATGGAGAAACCAACAACAATAAAGCCTTTGATGATGCTATAAATTCATGTGTTGAAAATAATATACGTGGTTTGTTAATTCCTAATGGAAAATTTTATATTACAGAGGGCATTAACACAAAGGGTGTAAAAATTATAGGAATGGGTGACCCCTATATTCCATTTTTAGAATGGGAATATACAAGACCAAACTCAAAATTAGATGAATATAAAAAATATTTAAATAAGTGTCGTGGTAGTATAATAACATCAGATAAAAATATTAATATATTTACTAATGGTTTATATGCTGAAAATATAGGTATTTTTGGTAATAGAAGAGCATTAACACAGAATGGTATTGGTCAAATGGATGGTGGTTTTGGTAACTGGATTGAAATAGAAAAAGTTAAAATACATGGATGTGGTAATTGTGGGATTAATGCAGAATATGGGTTAATAACCCCTATAATAAATCAATGTTGGATGTATCAAAATGGTAACAATGGCATAAGAATTGGTAAAAACAAAGGAACCTATACTGGTGAAACAAATTGTTTACTAATTGAAAAGTGTTTTATAAACAGAAATGAAAGTCACGGTATTTACTTAGATGTAAAAGGTAGAGGGTATACTATTAAAAACAATGACTTAGAGCAAAATGGTGAAATGAGCGACCCATTGAGAAATAATAAAGGTACTGATTATAATAATATAGTTTATTGTTGTTATATGAAGGTTGAGGGTGATGGTGGATTTACTAGTGGTTCAATAGATTTTAGTAATAACTATTCGGAAGAAACTTTAGGTTTATTATACTTAGAAAGTCCCGATAATAAAATATGTCAAGGTGTAAAGTTTGAATCTAATATGTGGCGACCTTATAATCAAGAATTATATTCAAATGGATTACTGTTAAAAGGTTGGATTGAAGGCGTTAAAATTGGTAATAATAATATGTATGGCAGACATAAAGTAAGAGTTATCAATGCAAATACCTATGGTATAGAAACTGACACGGATATAACAAACCCAGTATATAAAAATAAAAATATATCTATTGAAAAACATTATGACTATAATGGTACAATGGTTGACTTTAGAAGTACAGGAAGAGTTGAAAAATATTCTATTGAAAACATGATACAATCAGCATCTTATGATGGTAGCACATACACCAATGTATATTTAAATAAACCTAGCGTACCATATGAGTTGCAAGAAGACGGTCAAGGTAATAAATTAATAGGGACGACGTTTTTAACATCAGACGGTACAAGTATTGGTTTAGTTGTCGACTTCTCATGGACTCAAGGATTATTTAAAATAAGAAAAGACAGAACATCATTAATCAAAACTGGTAACGCTAAGTTTATGGAAAATGGAGGTTTTACAACAATAAATGGTGGTAATACACCAGTAAAAATCTATGTTGACCATGACAATGAAATAGTAATTTTATAAAAGAAAAAGAGGGTTTATTTACCCTCTTTTATTCTTTCTTTTATATCTTCATAAAAATCTATTTGTTTTTCAAGTTGATTTATATTATCATAAGTGTCACTATAATTTTCAAAAAACATTTTTTCGTATGCTATTCTTGTATTAAGTTCTTGTATTCTTGTATTTAATAAATCATTTAATACAGTTTCTAAACCTTCCTTATCTTTACATTCATAATTTATAAAGTTATCAATAAATTTTTGTGTATAGCGTGACGTTCTTAATAAAGTATAAATCATATCTAATTTGATTTTTCTATCATAGTCCTCTAATAGTACACATCTTTTAGAATCTATTTTTATTAAATTTAATAATGTTTTGAATTTCATTTTTAATCACCTCTTAATATAATACACAGCTTAAAAACATTACAAATAATAAGCTTGATATAATGAAAATTGAACTTGTTAGAAATGTATTGTTATATAAAAACATAAATGATATGCCAACTAATATACCTATGATAATTACTAGTATTAATTGAATTAGTTTTTTAATCAATGTTATCACCTCTTTACATAATATAAATAACCTAGAACGAATAAATTAAATAGCAACCAGTAACATATTATTTTTAACACTTTATCACCTCTCTTAATTGATACTTTAATTATAGCAAATTATGT